TCCCTGGCCGCGATCGGCCCACGAGCGCAGATCCACCTCGGCGATCGGCACGCGGGCCGGGTGCATGAACTGCTGGCCACGAAACCCCGGCTGATTCCGGATCGCGGCATCCACCTCCAGAACGTCCGCCCAGGCGACGGGGTCGGCCCTAATGGCGCGCCACCGGGCGGCGCTGTGGTAGGGGCACCCTACGCAGGCGGATTTGGGTGGCTCCATATCAACGTGCCGTCTGAGCCACGCCTGGCAGTCGGCGCGGGTCATGTCCCGCTCGATCAGCGGCCATCGGTTGCTGATGTAGCCGACGCGCGAGGGCTTCATGCGATGCGCTTCGTCGCGCGAGATACCAACCCACATCTCGCAGCCGCCCTTTGGTGTCTTGCCCCCGAGCAATTGACGGACGCGGCGTTGTATCGGCGCCAGTTTGTATTCCGCCGTGCATTGCCGGCGCCCAATCCCGTCACCGCCGTCCGGCATCCGCAGGAACCAGGGCACCGCCGCGAGCCGACCACCGGTCGTATTGCGTTTCGCCATGATGTCGGCGCGGAGGTCTCCCGCCGAAACGCGTACGACGGGGAACGGCAGCATCGGCTCCAGTCTGTCGAGGTGGTCATAAACCGCGCGCGGCTCCCAGCCGGTGTCCGCGAAGATCGCGAAGTCCGGCATTGGCCCGATCTCCCCCGCCGCCGCCATCAGCGCGAGGGTCGTTGACTGCACGCCGGCACCGAGCGAGAGCACGCGGAGCATGGCGGTCACGACGCCGCCCAGTGTCGTGGTTCGCGCGCGTAACAGATGGCGCGGCAATGCGGGCAATACGCTGATCCGAGCCGGGCGGGTTTCCGGCAATACTCGTGGTTCGGCGCCGTGTTGTCGGCCCACAACGGGAACCGGCACTGTCCGGAGAGCGGGAGTGACGCCGGAGCCGGTGTGAGCTGGACGGAGGGCTCCGAAGGAGACCGTAGTGCCGAGCACGCGAGGCTGATGGGTAATCCGACCTCGGGCGCCACGTCGGCCTGAACGGGCCTTGGAGGGGCCGCGCGGGGGTAGGGGGCTGGAGCGCCGGGGGGGTGGATCGGGGACGGCAGCACCTCGGTGATGAGGCCCAACGCCCGGAGCCGGTTGATGCGCCCGGCGATGCTGTTCTTGCCGCGCCCGAGCAACCGTCCGATATCGCGCGTTGACGTGCCATTCTGTCGTTCCGAGATGATCACGTCATCGTCGGGCATGACTGGCATCACGGCATCCTCCAGGCCAATCCCGGCAATTTCCGTGTCGCCCTGAACGTGCGTGTCCGTGCCGCGCGTCGTGGTGCCGCCGGGGCACGCACCGATTCCATCTCGGGCAGCGGCCAAAAAGCCAGCAGGCAGTCCGTCCGTTCCGTTGGCGTGACCGTGATGCGATGGGCGTTGCCATCGTTGGTGACCACACCACAGCTTTCGCATAAATCGCACAGCGCCTTCTCGAAATTCCCCGTGTCGCGGCGCGAAATCGGCACTTCGATGTCGAGATTGAAACGGCAGGCCAGCGGCGCCATGCCGACGATCTGCATTCGTAACAACCAGCCGGCCTTTTCAGCCCACGCGCGGTACTCGCGGCTACGAACCCGTGGCTTGCCAGGAGCGGTGACCCAAAGTTTGTTAAGACTGGGCGGCGTCGGGATGGTGACGATGATGGCGGGCTGTTCGCTCATGGCAGGTAGACCCGCGCGATGTGGCGAGCGAGCGGCAGCGGGATCTTGGCAATCATGGCGGATGCGAATTTTCTGGATGTGCCGATGTGTTGCCGCTTGTCGTCCTCGGAGCGTTCTATCTTCACACCCTCGACCATGTGCGCGAATTGTCTGGCGTTCGCGACGTTGAAGCCGACATCGGACAGGTCGATAGCGGGTTGTTTCAGCCCCTCATGTTCAGCGGGATTGGTCCAGTGTCCGGCGGTGCGGTGCGGGACGCCTTTGATGCCGTCCAGATGTCCTTGAGCGAGACCGCCGGGAGGAAACCGGCCATCAGCCAATCCCGAAACCTTTATTCCGGCGAACGTGATTGGCATCAGCGCCGGCACATCGCCCCACAGGTAATAGCTGCCGAAGTTCCACCGCGCCCGCCCGACCCACTTCTGCGCGCCGCGCACGTTTTCCACGACGAGCGGGATGTGATGTCCGGCGGCCTCAGTGGCCTCGCGCTGAATGCGAAAACACGACTCAAACAGCGAGTTGTCGGGCGGCGGCAGCGCCTTTGCGCGCTTCCAGGGCATCGCACGATAGCTGTAGCCCTGGCACGGCGGGCTGGCGACGATCAGCGTGGCGTCTTTGAACTGCGCGCCGTCCAGCGTCAGCACGTCTTGCAGCACCAGTTGCGCGGGATAGGCGTGCTCGCCGTACCGGTGGGCCTCGATGTCGAAGCCGATTACGTCGTAGCCCTCGGCCAACAGGCCCTCAGACCAGCCGCCGAGGCCGGCATAGAGGTCTATGGCGAGAGGCTTACGGCGGCTCACAGCTCGCCCTCACGCTTGATCCACCAGAAGCGGCCGTGGACGACGGTCACGGTCTTTGGCCACTGCGGGGGCACCCAGTCCGCGCCGTACAGGCGCAGCAGCGCGCGGCAGGTGTGTATCGTCAGGTCGGTGCGCTCGGCGATCTCGCGCCAGCGCAGGCCGTCGTGGCGCAGTGCCGCGATGAGGCGGCCGGTCTCGCGGCGGTAGCGTTCAGTGGTCACTGTCACCACGCGTTCGGCCGGCTGGCTCATGTGGTTTCCTCCCGTCCGTTATCGCGGCTTCAGTTCATTCGCGGCCTCCGCCAGGGCGGCGCGGTAACGCCCGAGTTCGTTGCTGACCGAGGCGCGGCACCACCACAACGTGATCCAGCCGAGGCGTAGTTCGGACTGCTCAATCCGCACGCCGCGCCAGGCGGTGGAAAACTCCGCGGCGAATGTCATCCGTTGCCACGGGCCGCCCTTCGTTCAGCGACGAGGCGATTTACTTCGTCGGCGAGTTCGGACACTTCCGCCATTAGTTCAATCAACTTGTGCGCGGGCGGGGAATGCACGCCGTAGAGGTAATTCTGCGCGACGCGGCGGTCGATGCCGATGCGGCGGGCGAGAAATTTGTCGGCGCAGCGCGTCCATTGAAAATGCCGGCGCAGGACGGTGGAAAAGCGGAGAGCGCAATCCTCGGCTGTGAGGAAGTTATACATTTCTAGGCGACCTTTCCCGCTGGTGTTATCCACAGGCACGCGCGCATCAGGCGGCCTGCTGGACTGGCTGAGGTCGCCATCTCGGGTCAGGAGTGCCGTAAGCAGCGGAGAGTTCGCCATCACTGAGAAAGATGAGCCGCTTTACAATCCTCGCCTGCGGACGGTGGCCATAGAAAAGCCAACCCGCGACCGTGCCTCGGGTGCATTCAAGAAGTTCTGCCAGGTCGTGCTCATGAAGCCCCTCGCGAACCATCCATGCTCTCAGCGCCGACGAGCGCGGCGTGTCGCCGTGATTGCGCGGATTAGGCCCGGTGAGAGATCGAGTTGGATCACTACCAAGATCAGGCAAACCAAGATCACCCAACATATCGGGCGAATAGGTGAACCACTCGAAACGGATGCGAAGATGGGCGAACCGACGATGCAATGCACGTTCGTCTTCCTCAGTGCCTTGAAGAAGGCGAAACAGTTTCAGGTCATCCCAAAGGCGAGCCTGGATCATATCCAACCGCCATTGCACGAACGCCGAATATCCGATCTTGACTGGTCCATCGGAACCAAAGCGCGCGAGATATACGGGCATCAGGCGACCGCCTCGGCCGTTTCAGGCGCCCGCCGTGTCAGTTGCAGAACATCTTCGATGGGAAGATTAAGAGCTTGACTGACCTGCTGGGCGCGCCACGCTGGAATCCAGCCTCGCGTCTTCCACTCGCTGATCGTGTTGTGCTTCAGGCCGAGGGACGCGCCGAACTTCGACACGCCGCCATGGTCCTTGATGAGTTTGGTAAGGGCGGGGTTCTCCATGCCCGTGATTGTCGTTTATTACG